GACCGAGTCGCGGCGCAGGTCGTTGAACCACTCGCTGCTTGCGCCATGGACGGCGAGGACCGCTTCGTCCTCGTCGACCGCATCGAAGACGAAATACGGCACGTCGGCGGTCACGTAGTTGCCGTAGTTGTTCATCGCCTGCGTGCGGTCGAAGAATGCCTGTTCCACTCGCGCCATCGACGTGTGTTCTCCTATGCGAAAGCCAGGCCGGAGGCGTTCTGCTCGTCCAGCTTGCGGTTGGTCTGTTTCTGCTGCCGCACCATCTCGGCGGTGTTGGCGGCAACGGTGTCCGAGGCTCCGGCGGCGGCCAGGGCCCGCAGGTCGGCCGAGTCGAAGGAGCCCTGGACCTCGATCCTGCCCCCGGCCCCCGCGACGGCGGGGGCGGCGGCATGCACACGCTCGATGAGGGACTCGATGCGGCTTGCATCGGGCGGTTCGCCCGCTCCCTCCCGGGCCTCGCCGCGCTTGCGGGCCGCCTCGGCAATGGCCGCGCGCCACTGGACCTGCGCGTCCGCCAGTGCCTGCGCCGATGCCCTGAGATCGGCGGCGGCCTGTTCGTCGAGTGCGGAGCGTTCGGCTTCGGCGTCACGGTCGGCCTCGCGGCGGGCCTGCTGCATCTCGGCCACGCGACCGCTGTTGCCGATGGCCTCCTGCCGCCGGAGCTCGGTCATGCGCTCGCCCTGGCGGTCGACCAGCGCGGAGTCCTCGCTCGCGTGCCTTCGGGCGAGCTCCTGCCGGTCGGCATCGAACACGCTCTCGATGGACTGCATTTCGCTGGCGAGCTCGGCCTGCTGTCCGGCGTATTCCTCAGCCAGCATCCGCTTCGCGCCCTCGGTGTCGAGGCTCTGGTCGAAGTAGCCCATCACGTCAATGGCGATCTCGCCGATCCACTGCTGGGCGCTTCGGATGCCCGACTGGATGCGGTTCCAGCCCTTGAAGACCAGGGCCACCAGGTCGAGCCACATCCGGCCCATCGCCTGCGTGACCTTGAGCCAGCCGAACTCGATCAGGTGGAAGCCGTCGAGAAGGGGCTCGGCGATGCCGTTTCGGATAGCGATTTCCTTGAGGGCGAACCACAGGGTCTGCCAGGTCTTCAGGAGACCTGCCTTGACGCCGATCCATACGTCGAGGATGCCGTGCTTGAGCTCGAGCCAGAGCGAGAGCAGGCTGTTCACGCCCTCCTGGAAGACGAGCTTCAGCGAGAGCCACAGGATGCGGCCCGCAAGCTGGATGTCCCCGGCGGCCAGGGCGTCGCCGATCCCCTTGAAGGCGGCCCGCGCGGTCTCGCTCAGCCAGGCAAAGTGCTCGCCCAGCCAGGCAATGGCCTTACCGCCGACCCCGGAGGCGTAGACCAGGTAGCCGCCGAGGGCGACCACCGCGACCGAGACCAGGCCGATGGGGGTCAGGAGCGCCCCGAGGACGCTGCCGATCACGCCGATGGCCGTACCGACGGTCGAGGCGATGGAGGCGAGACCCCCGAGAGCGAAAGCCAGGACCGCTGCCGCCGTGCCCGTGGCCACGAGAATGCCGCCCACCGCGCCGACAGCGCCGACGATCTTGAACGCCGTGACCACCACGTCCTTGTTCTCGCGGATCAGTTCCCGCAGCAGCTTGGCGTAGCGCGTGATGGCCTTGGCGGCTCTGCCCACGGGCTCGGCCAGGGCTTCCCCGATCACCGATAGCACCGAAAGCCCCGCCTGCCTGAGCTGGGCCAGGCTGTGCATCAGCGTCCCGGTCATCTTCGCGTAGGCTTCGCCCGTGGCCCCGGCCCGACCGCCCATGGCCGCCAGGTCATCCCCGAAGCCCTGCATGTTCCTGAGGGCCGGAAGCACACCCCGGAGGGCGCGCACGTTCGGGAAGAGCCTGGCGATGGCGTCGGGCGGCAGCTGGGAGATGCGCTGGAACACACCCACCAGCCCCTCGGACTGGAGCGTGGCCGACGACATCTCGAAGCCCAGGCTGCGCGCGTACTCGGCCGCCTCGGCAGTCGGCTTGAGGAAGGTGGAGATGATCGCGTTGAGAGCGGTGACCGCGTTCTCGGTCCTGACGCCGTTCCGGGTCATGGTCGCCAGTGCCGCGCCCATCTCGTCCATCGAGACCCCGGCGCTCGAAGCCGTCGTCGCCACCATGCCGATGCTGGGGGCCAGCTCGGCGAAGGTGGTCTTGCCGCGTCTGACCACGGTGAAGAGCCAGTCGGAGACATCGGCCGCCCGTTCGGCCTCCAGCCCGTAGGCATTGAGGATGGTGGTGATCGCGTCGGCGGCCACCCCGGTGTTGGTCAGTCCCGCCTTGGCCGCGCGGGCGGACGCCGCCAGCACGCCCAGGGCCTTCTCGGCGGGCACCGATGCGGAGAGGATGTCGTAGAGCCCCTTGGCGAGCGTGCCGGTGCTCTCGCCGAACTCGACCGACAGGTCCCGGATGCCTTCCCGGAACCCGGGCATGTGCTTCTCGGGCTCGTCCAGCATCGTGGCGACATTGGCCATCTGCTGCTCGAAGTCGGCATAGACCTTCACGCCCGCGACGAACGGGGTTGCCATGACCCCGCTCATCAGCATCATGCGCTTGCCCACGGCGGTGACCGAGGCCGAGAACCCCTTCAACCGCCGCTGGGCCGCCTTCAGGCCGCGCACCAGCGCGGAGTTGTTGACGGACAACTCCACGTAGGCGGCTCCGGCTCGAATGTCGGCACTGGACGGCATCGGTTAGCTGGTCCTTCTGTTCGGTTCGCGGCTGACGAAAATGTCCCGGAGGATGCGCAGGCCCTTGCCCTTGATCACGGTCTTCGGCTTCTGCTCGTGCGGGTTGAAATCCTCCGGCTTGAAACGGCGGTGCTTGCGCGGGTCGCGGTTCACGTTGGCGATCAGCGCCAGGACCGCCGCCGTATGCCGCCACGCATCACGGCTGCGGGACTCGGACATCCAGAGCAGCTCGCGCAGCGTGTGCGGCCCGGGGTCTACTCCGACGACGGCGGCAAGCTCGAAGAGAGATCGGTAGGCGAGTTCAGCGCGGCCTCGATCCGGCGGTCCAGTTCGGGGTCCTCCAGTCTCGCCTGGGCGTACTCCACCGCCCTCGCTTCCACCGCCTGGAGTTTCGCAAGCGCCTTGTGGAGCACCCGGCGCTTGCCCTGGGGGAAAAAATCGACCAGTTCCTCCAGCAGCGCGGTGGTGGCGTGCTCGATGGCGTCGCCCGCCATGGCCCGCCCGAAATCCTCGTCGCTCACGTTCTGGGCGTCGGCCTCGGGTTTGCACACCACGTAGATCACGTCGCAGAGCAGCACGGGGTCGGAGGACAGCCGCTCGAGCAGATCGCCCTCGACCGCCTCCATCAGGTTCACATCGAGCGCGGTGCGGACGCGCTTGATCGCGGCCACGTTGACCGCCACGGTCCAGGTGCGGCCCGCGTTGTCGTTAAAGGTCTTCATCGGTAAGCACTCCTTCCGTTGAGTACGGGAATCAGGCGGCGGGACGGGCGGCCGGAACGCGACAGCCCGCCCCGCCTGCCGGGGTTACGGGGTCGGTTCCACCCACGCCGGGGCACGGGTCGAGTAGGTCGGCTTGGCCGTGACCGACACGGTGATCGCCTCCTCCAGCGCCTCCTTGCGGCTGAAGCTGGTGATCGAGAAGTCGGCGTCGAGCCCTTCGCCGCCCGCTTCGTCGAGGATCGCCAGGGCAATCGGCTCGTTGTTGAAGTAGGCGTCCTTGATGGCGGCGAAGCCCGCGTCGTCCGAGTCCCAGATCATCTCGAACTCGACCGAGCCGGTCTTCAGCGTGCCGACGGTGGCCCGCCATCCGGCGTTGGCCCGCGTGGTCACGTCGGCTTCGCCAGACTCCAGGTTGAGGGTGACGTCCTTGACGTTGGTCAGCTCCGAGGTGGCGGTCGCGCCCGCCGCGCCGTAGTAGAGCTTTGCTTCCATTCCGAGTTTGATCGACATCGTTCAGATCTCCTGTTGCTGCTGCGTTGGTGGCCGGGCAAGCGCCCGTCCGGTTGAATCGGTTCCTATGCCTTCACGGAGTTGGCCCACATGCGCGGAAGCCTGCTCCTGATCTTCTCGAGCGCCGGGCCCATGAGCGGGCGCTTGGGGTACACCTGCCGCTTGTAGCGGCCGCCGAACTCGTGCGCGGCGGCGGACCGGCCCACGACCGTGTAGGTCGGGCCGATGAGCACGCGCTCGTGCTGTTTCTCCACCGCGTAGCGCAGAGCCCGCTTGAGCTGCCCGCGACGGGTGTGCGGCGGCCGCCCGGGCCGAGAGGCCTTCGCGGATCGCCGGATGCTCCGCCTGGCAGTCAGGCGCAGCGCCGCTCCGGCGTGTCCCAGGGAGCGGATCGAGCCCTCGGCGACGCGCCGCCGGACCTTTCTCCGCTCGAATCGGCTGGTTGACTTCATGCGGATCATTCAGAGATCTCCTCGGCTGGATGCGGGACTGCCGCAACGGTCGCGGGAATCGGGGTTGTCGTGCTTTGGTTCATTGGTTGAGTTCTCCTATCCGGTAAAGAAGAAACCGCTGACGGCATGGCACAGGTCTTCGGAGCGCAGGTACCGGATCACGCCGTGTGCGCCCCAGTCTTCGGGCACGAGGATCACGTCGCGGTCCACCAGCGGATGGCGATGCCCGAGTGCGGAACGGAGTTCGGGAAGCACATCCGCCCATGTCGGCGACGGCTTGCGAAAGCTCCCCGTGATCGGGAGAACCAGTGGCGGAGGCAGCTCGGCCAGACAGGGCAGGAAAACGTCCGATGCCACCACATCGGCCCTGGCGAAGACCGGCGACGATTTGCGAAAGGTGCCTGTGGTGGAAACCGCAAGCGGCATGGGGAGGCATGGCAGGCGCGGCAGGAAGACGGTCGATCCCGCGACATCCGTTTCGGCGGAAACCGGCGTGGGTTTGCGGAAGTCCCCGTCAACCGCAAGGCGGGGCGGGAGCTTCGCCGAGCCGCATGCCATCCATGAAATGCTGCCGGGAATCATGCTCATGGCTGCACCTCCTCCACAACCGGAGTCGGATCGATGTAGAGCGCGGCGCTCGCGCTCTGCGGCGCGGAAACCCGGTAGTGGGCCGAGCAGATTCCGGCGACTGCCATGTCCACGGTCAGCTCCAGCCGATAGGTGCCGAATCCCGTCGCGCCCTCCCATCCGATCTGCCCCGTCGGGGCCAGCACGCAGTCGGCGAACAGGGTGCGCAGCCCCTCCTGATCCAGCCCGTAGGCGCGCAGCTCCACCTCCCGAAGGTCATTCCCGGCGTACTCGTCGGCGGCAAGATGCAGCACCAGCTTCGATTCCCCGGCCGGAAGCTCGAGTAGGATCGTGTCTTCGGACGGAACGTCGCCGCCGAAGACGAATCTGCCGTTGGCCAGTTCGGAGAAGGCGGTGCGCGTATAGCAGAACGAGTAGTCCGTTCCGGTGCGCCGGATGTTCGACACCGCCAGGATGGATGCATCCTTGGTTCGCCCCCGGAACGTGCCCGGGTCGCGATGGTGAT